CAACAGCGTCGGTGTAGTTGAAGGGCTGAGCACCGAGGAGACGGTTGAGGATACTGCCAGACTCGAGAGAAGAGCAGTAGTCGACGTTCTTGTCGGGCTGGACAACCCAGATAAGCTCCTTAACAGGGTGGTTGAAGTTAAGCTTGATCTTGTTGGAGGAGGAACCGACTGACTCATCACCGGTGAACTGAAGCTGCTCGATGAGGTACTCGTGGGGGTTCTGGGCCATACGCCTACGCTCATCAGTGTCGAGGAAGACGTAGTCGACGTAGAGGGAGGCGGCGACGAGGGACTGGTTGTAAGCAGAGGTAACCTTGACGGAACCAGTGCTCAAGCTGGACATAGCCCACAAGCACTCCTCAATGGGGCGGATATCAAGGTTGATCTTGACCTCGTGGTACTGAAGAGCGATAAGGGGAAGGGCCAGACCGGGGTTGCGGCAGAACCAGAACTGAAGGGGGACATAGAGGGTGGTCTCAGGGAGAGCATTGCGGGGAGCGCAAACCTGGCGAGGAGCGTTAGCATCGCAAGGGCCATCAATGTCGTTAAAGGAGGGGTCGGTGATGAAGGTCAGCTGGGTAGTGTTTCCGATCATCTTGAAGTAACCGCGCTGCTGCTCGGTAGACATGGTAAGCTGGTTCCAGATATGCATCCAGTCGCCGAACTGGCGATCGATACGCTGGCCACCGATCTCAACCTCAACCTGAGAGATGAGCTGCTCACCGGGGAAGTCAAGCCAACGGGCATAGACGTTGCCTCCTGACCCAGTGTTCTTCAAAGACTGGCTAATCTCGGGGAGAGTAACCTGAAGGTAAGTGCGGTAAGCCAAATCACCATTACGAGAGATGGTGCAGGTCACGCGGCGACCGAAGTCAGCCTGGCCATTGAAAGTCTGCTCGATAGACTCCATGGCGAAGTTGGTGTGACGCTTGTAGGAAACCTTCCAGAAAGTGATCTGGGGATTACCAGTCAGGTAAACGTCTTGGGCGCCATAGGCGACAAGTTGCATAAGTCCTCCACCCATTGTAAAATGCTTGTTATACTATTGAAAAAGAAAAAAAAATCGTGAAATTTACATATTTTCCGCAAAAATGAATTGAAATACAAATTAAACAAAAATTGCTAAACATTCTTATATACGTTTTTTTATTACAGTGGCGGCGGTGGCGATAGTGTGGAAACTATGTCACTGTTCAAATATAAACCGCCTAAAAAGATTGTGCTTGACGAGAGAAGCATAACAACGCTAGATAGTAAACATAAAGAATTACAGTCGGATTTTCAATATATACAAGATACAATTATTCCCGATCTTGAAAACGAGAGAAATGTGCTAAAAGAACGATTACAGCTGCTTAAAGGGGGGGTTCCGCCCCCCAGCGACGGGAAGGGGGTTCCGCCCCCCAGCGACGGGAATTATGCTAAACAAACATCTACTAAATCCGACGACAAAAATAGCGGCGAAGCGCGAGGTGGTGTAGTCGCGGATTTGCGAAGCAAAGAAGCGACGAAGCCGCCGAGCACCCTTGAAGAATGCCTAGAAATCCGAGATCGTATCAAAGAAATTAATACAACAGTCAAAAAATACCAACAAGACTACAAAAACTACTACTTGAACAATAGCGAGTATATATTCGAATACTTTGAAACCAAGAAAACAATTACAAGTGGCGGATCGATGAAAACAAAATCCCTAAATGCATTTTTCAATCTTCCCGAAGCGAAAAAAACAGAAGAACTCTTCAAAAATCAACATAATAACGTTGAAAAATACCTGGCAAGTATCGATCAAACATATATGGATGTTTCTAAATATGTCTACCCCACGGACATATGCCAGTTTTGCCACCAAGGCGAGATGATTCCTATCGAAAGCGAAGGCATTATGGTTTGTAATCAGTGCGCGAAGCAGGTTGTATTCCTCATCGACAATGAAAAACCATCTTACAAAGAACCGCCGAAAGAGGCGTGCTTTTACGCATATAAACGCATCAATCATTTTCGAGAGATTCTTGCGCAGTTCCAAGCGAAGGAGACTACATGCATACCCGATAATGTACTAGAAAGCATCAAACAGCAAATAAAGAAGGAACGGATTGAAATCTCTCAATTCACCGATAAGAAAGCGAAAGAGATCATGAAGAAACTGGGATTTAATAAATATTATGAGCACATTCCATTTATTAAAGATAAGCTGGGGATCAAACCGCCCGTTATGACGCCTGACCTCGAAGACAGGTTGTGTAACCTTTTCATGGAAATCCAGGGACCGTATGCGAAATTCTGTCCGGACGATCGTGTGAATTTCCTGAATTATTATTATACCGTGTACAAGCTGTGCGAATTACTCGGGCGTCGCGAGTTCTTGCCGTTCTTTCCAATGTTGAAAGATCGAGAGAAACGGATCGAACAAGATCAGATTTGGAAGAAGATATGTATTGAATTGGATTGGGAGTTTATAGCGACACCTTAGGGAGAAAACAGAATGGCCTCTGAATGCTGGTTCGTGGCCTCAATCTCACGCGTTCCAATCGATTACAATAGGGGCATTTGATTTGGATTTGAAGTTGGAAGTGGACTGAAAATAAGGGTTATGTGGCTTCTTTTGTAAGGTTCATTATGAAGGATTTACATTGATCTTCTTCCATGCTTCCGGAAACATATCACGCGTGTCATGTGAAACACCCGCAGCAAACCAAAGACTCGGATAGCATACAACCTTTTTCGGGTTCGCATTCAAATATGCCCCCCACCAGCTAAACGTACTATTCGCAATGATATTATGGTCACACACACTCATCAATAACAGCTGCTGCCAATCTACAATTGTATCCCGGACAAAATGAAACTGTATATCGCGACCATATGCAGGTCCATTTATATCTGTACTACATCGTCGGTTGATATCGGCAATATTCTTCGATACAGTTTCCTTGTCACACGGTTCGTAAAAAACAAGAAACGTATACGATGCATTTTTATCATGATTTCCGGATATGATTTGGTTAATCGCCCGATAATAATATTCAGCAGACATTAATGGATGAATATGTGATAAGTGTTTATAGTCTCCGATTCGAAAATGTGTACTTACTAATATACGTTTCTTGTTCGAATTTCCAATATATTCATTACTCCACGATTCGTTTCCGTATATTTGTTTGATCCAATTTTGCTGCTGTTTTAATTGTATTAATTCACATATTTCCGCGAAGTTATCGTTAAAATATCGATAACTTTGAAAATATCCGTGAAGCCGAAGAGGTTTCGTATATTTCAGGGTTTCAGTTGGTAATTCTGTATAATGAAACCCGATTTCATCCCAACGCGCTAATGATTGAAACATTTTTTCAGTAACATCGGTAGACGGAGTAAGGTATTTTCTTAATCCACGAAACAAGGTTGACCAATAGGTATAACGCGAAAACCCATGTGATCCAGGTAACTCGTCATGTTGCATAAAGAAAAAGGTATCTTTATTACGCAATGCTGCCGCAATTGTTGTAAATATTTGAAACAGTTGGTTTCCTAGCCCACCCATAATTGTTACAGTTATCATTGTTGGAACTATGCTATCTATCTATTTATTGATATCATGTTTCTATTATAACTTTTAAGTAGGTTATAGTCTGCAAATGGGTATAAATAATATCTATTATTCTTATTATTCATAATTATTCATAATTATTATACCACGATATAATGCTCCGTAAATTTTCTGATATAAAACATGCAATCTATATCAATCTTGATTCACGCAATGACCGACGTGCATTATTTGAAAAACAATTTGAAGAACTTACTTCTCTTTACCCAGAAGATTTCAAATTTACTCCTGTTCCAAGATTTTCTGCGATCAAAGACACTCAAACTGGCGCGATTGGTTGTACCAAGAGTCATATTGAGTGCTTGCGACTCGCAAAGGCGAATGGATGGGACCATATTTTGATGTTGGAAGATGACGCATTTCTTATTCATCCAGAAATATTAGTTCATCAAGTATCATCTTTTCTTTCTCGTTTTCGCGATGAGTGGGATGTCGTTCTATTTTCCGGTAATAATTACCCTCCTTTCAAAGTTGAAGCTCCTGATTGTTTTCGAGTAGCAAATTGTCAAACTACCGGATGTTATCTCGTATGTAGCCGATATTATGATAAACTAATACAGAACTTCGAAGAAGGACTCGAAGCACTTATTGCAAACCCTGGAAATGCTACTGCGTATGCATGTGATTCATACTGGAAGCGTCTTCAGCGCGAAGATCGGTGGTATCTTATTACTCCGATATGTGTAATACAACGTGCAGGTTATAGCGATATTGAAAAACAAGATGTCGATTATGAAAAATTAATGACAGATCTGGTTAAAAAGAAACCAGCTCGAAGGTAGTAACATACATACAGAATGTTATACATCGGTCAAATAATGATCAACGACCCACCACCCAAAATCGCGGTCACTTGGGTAATGAAGCCCGGCCATGATGCGGATATTCGCGCACTTGGTCGCGATTTCCATGATAGACTGTGTTTTTGCAGGAAATTTTCGCGCGAGTATTTTTGCTAAATAATAGCCTTGAATTGCATGTCCAGAAGGATATGCTGGGGTGTTCGCTGAATCTGAATGTAATAATGTCCCATTTTTCTCATTAATGATTTCAGGTGCAATGTGAGCAGGTCGAGCCCGATTGTAAAAGTATTTCAAAGACATCGCTATAAATATAACGCGCGAATTCGTCATGATTTGGTCCATTTCTTCGACTGTCATTTCGTCTGGAGTAATTACAGATCTAAATGCAGCGGCAGGATTCATATCTGTCATGCGAAAGAATGCAATGTCACTAGGCATTCGTTTCATGATGTACTCAGTCATAACTGTATGAATTTCAGATCGACCGTCTGGGAATGCTTTACCAAATCCAGGTATTGTTAGATTGAATGATGGATACCACCAATAATATCGTTTTTGTTGGACGAGAAGAACAACAATATACACGATTGCTAAAACAACGAAGATACGAAAACGATCAGGATCGCGTTCTATGATATGATAATGGTATGAATTAAAACGTTCGCGTAGTTCAGTGACTGCGCCACTTTCCTTTTTAGGTGGAGGCATTCCAACCCAGGTTCGAAATTCATTGAAACCTGGTAATACAACCATTGTGTTCTTTAATATATACTACTTGAAGCATATATTATAGCAAACCGGGGAACCCGGTAGTTCCACTATTTTTAGACACGGAGAGGTGTGGGGAATCCGACAAGGTTGGCACCGATACCGAAACCAGCACCGGTCCTCGCCGAAACAGCCAAACTGGGAACATATGTGTCAAGGATGCTGAAGGTAGCTGCAGCAGTGAGAGCGATGAGCGCGACCTCATCAAAAGACAAGCTGCGTTTAGGGATGGCGTAGGCAGCGATAGCAACCATAACACCTTCCACCAGATACTTAATGGTTCTCTTAACGAGTTCACCTAAATCAAAAACTCCGGACATTTGAGAGATTTATTATAAATAATAAGAAGAAATTAAAATGGAATGAAATGGCCAAT